TCAATTGTTGAACCAATTGCGTCTTTTGCAGAAATATTTGCGCCAGCGTCGATTTCAATTGCTGTGATCTGTGATGTGCTGTAGTTTTCGCCGTGATCGTAGCCAGAACCTGCGCCTGCTACTGGATTTACTCTTGTGAATGATGCCATTTTTTTTCTCCTGTTCTAAATAGCACTCTCCGCTCCGGAGAGTTTCAAAGAAACGTTTGTCGTTTCCCTACTTTGTATTTAGTCTATAGTGAAAAATAACCTACTTTAAGGTCTTTTTGGCTCGATTTTGGATGGATCTAAACATACTTATGTATGCAGGGCCTGCTCTTACTATATCATCTAGTGCTTTTACTGCTGGTCGCATAGCTCTTACCATATTACTTGGTATAGGTTTGCCTTCTGCCATTAGTTGTAAAAACCCTTTTACAAGCATAATATTTTCAGGTCCTACAAGATATCTATAGAACACATAATCTCTACTAGCGGCGCTCATGTCAGGCATACTAATAGTAGGTTCGTTATCTTTTACCCAGTTGCTTTCTAGATCACGCTGGCTGGCGAATTTTTCTAGGTCGTCTATTATATCACTGCTTCTTAGTTTAGCTCTAGTAGCATACAAAAGTTTTGTAACAATAACTCTTCTTTTGTCATTAGTTAACTGACTCCAATTTGTTACGTTGCGTCTAATTGTTTTGTAGTCTGTGTTAGTGACATTAAGGACATTCTCTAACCTTACAAATAATTGTGTAGGATTAGGAGTTGTTCCACTGCTTACAGATCTTAGATATGCTTTCAAGGCATCTAACGGGAGAGTCGTTGATTGTCTTGAACGCATTGCTGCTCCAGGATCTTTTAGTTTTCCTAATGCACGTTCATCACCAGTAACAAAGTATATGAAGTTATACAAGTCTGTACTATTCATTTTGAAACGTTCGTACTTAACGTCAAGAGTTTTACGAGCATAATCACGCACAACACTTGTTGCATTTGGAAAGTTTTTTAGTAGTTCTAGTATTAGTAGTGTAAGATATAATCTTTCACAACAATCTGCATATGTCAAAACTTTTACGCTTTGATCATTCCGTGTCATTCTTGCTTCTTCGAGTTGTTGTAAAAAATCTAATTGCATATTACATATACTTCTTAATAAAAACCTGTGACATTTTATCTGGATGCACGTCTAAGAAGTCATGTAAGGTATCACTCATTTGTATATCTTTTGTAAAACGTAGTTTCAACTGCGGCTTCATTCCTTCTGCTGTAAGGAGCCTACGTAACATAACTGCTTGCTGAGGTGTAACTTTAAGTTCTTTGCCGTCATCAGTTTTTATAGTTGAAATTGGATCATCACCTGTGCGTGTATCCAACACTGCTCCGAGCTGATCAAAGACTGAAGTTTTTTCAAAACCCCTTCCTATATCCTTTTCATCATTATCTAGCTCATCACCATGTCCTCTAAGACCTAGATCGTCTAGTGTTCCTTCTTTAACAATATCTTTCATTTTCATTTGTTCTCTCCTAACGTTTGATTGATCTGTTTGCTTTAGTAAAATATCCTCTGGATACTAATTTAATATCACCTTTAGGGTGTGTCATTACATAACCTTCGCCGCCATCACCGTGTGCTGAACTGTCAACAGGTCCGTGGTCTCCAATATGTGCTTTTACATCTGCTTCATGTGAGTCAAATTGATTTATAATTTTGTCTTTTAATTGCATAATTCCTGCTACTGCTTCCCACATTGCATTGTATCCAGCACTTTTTTGTCCTACATACTCAGCAATACGCTGTTGCTTGACTCCACTAATTTTGCTTGTCTTAAGCCAGTTCAAAAAATCTTTTGCATAATCTGTTACACCTGAGTCAACAGTGCTATTTAGATATGTATAAAATATTTTAGGAAGATCTGTCATTTTTAATTGCACAAGTTCTTGTTTGTTTAGTAACGAATCAATTGCCTGTGCATCTTTTGCCACAGTTGCCTTTAATGTGTTAATATCGTTATCGTCAATAGTTGCACCTTTGGAAACTGTTACACTAGGAAATATAAAAACTTCGGTGCCGAGCATTGCTAAATTTTGTGGAACTGGAGATTGATTGCCTTCTTCGTCTAACATTCTGTGTACCACAACACCAGTTTTTGATTGTGCAATACGTTTGCCTATGTCACTTTCTGTATCAACTTCGTAGGTAACAATATTAGGTGTAAAGATATATTTGCCGTTTCTTATTTCAGGTGTATTATAATATAACAAATCACCCATTAAGTAACCTCTAAAGTCTTTAGGTGTTGCTTTTTCATACTCGTCAAAGATATCTTTCATGTTGTTAGCAAATTCTATGCGGTCTGGTTTATCTTTGTTGGCTCCGCCACCTCTGTTGAGTAAATGTCCTGCAAGGTCTTTTCCACTTTTTGCTCGTTCAACTCCACCCTTTTTAACAAAACCGGATTTGTCTGTAAGTATAAACTCTCCATTTTCATTGCGGCCAAAAACGATAGCGGGAGATCCGTCCCATTTGATAGTGACATCTTCGTGTCCTCCTTGCTCAAGTCTTTTTAATGATTCTATGGCACGTATAGCTCCTTGAGAACCTTCATCAAATATAATATCTTCAGCATGATCAATACGAGCACCTTCTGTGATCATTGTTTTATTAATTTTTTTAAATTCGTAGAATCGCATTAACAGATCATCCTAGTACTACTAAGTGATAAACCACTTAACTCTTTAATTCTATTCAACTGTTTATCTTCTAGGGTATCGATAGTTTCAGGAAGTTTCTTACCTTCTTTTTCTAATGCAACTTCAAACTGTGCAATAAGTTCATCATAGTTAGGATCGTTTCTTAGTTTAGCGATCATACTCTCAACTGTATGAGTGTCTTCTTCTGTTGCACCTGGACCTAATAATATTTCTGCTATCTTATTCCAATCGTCTGCTATAACTGCATCACCTTTGTTAGGATCGAGTAGTCCAAACTTAGGACTCATTTTATATCCGCGTCCTCTTGCAATACTTGCAAGTAACATTGCCCGTAATGCTCCGCCGTATTGTTCTGTGCCGCCACGCTTGGCTCCACGCTGAAAGTCTGGATTATTTGTAAACATAAAGTCTGTTTGTACAAATCCTTTTTTGTCTGTACCGTCAATAGGAGTGCGGAAGTGAACTTGGTCGCCGGCATTGTGTATCCAGCCATCTTGCTTTTTTCTACCTACATTCATAATTTGGTCTTCTGGTACACCTTGGCTTTTTAACCAAGCACTTAGTTTTGCAATCAATTCTTCTTTGCTTATTTTGTTTGCATCTGTGTTTAGATCTAAATCACCTGAACTATTCTTTTCAAAAGCTCCGTCAGGATCATTCTTCTTGCCTGTTGTACCTAACCAATCTTCTTCATCAAAAGTTAATCCTGTAATTTTTTCAATAAACTGAATTGTAGGATGTACATCTTGGGTTGCGATGCGTTGTGTGATCATCTCTTTTTCAGGTTCAGTTTTAAATACATTACCACCTTCATTAAGAATCATTTTTTTTCCTACTTTCAATTACTTTTTGCACACCACGTTTAAATTTACGTGGATCACCACTTTTAATACTGTTTAGAAAACGCCTTTCTAGCTCATTTGCTGTCTCAGAATCATAGTTTTTGTGCATATTATTAATTAAATTGATAGAACTATTAATAATATTGTTGGCTGTTGTCTCAATTAATCGATCCTGATCCTTATTAAGGCCCAGATTGTTAAGTTCATCTAATATACTACGAGTTTGTTTTTTCATGACACTTTCCTATACAATGTATTTACCGTTAATAAAATAAATATTAGTACATAACGGAGGGCAACAATGGGCATAAAAAAATTAACATTTAAGGAAAAGTCCTTACTTTTTGCACAACTAGCTAGTATTGCTTATAGTAACACCAAAGATGCTAAAAGTCAAGCAAAACGGTTAGGCTTTACAACAACAGAATTTTATGAAAAAGACGGAGCGCAGGCATATCGCTTTATGAACAAAACAGATCTGGTAATTGCATGTCGCGGAACTGAACCGACAGAGTTTAATGACATTAGTGCAGATTTAAAAGCATTACCTGTTATGGCAGAAACTGTTAGCAGAGTACACCGAGGATTCAAAGCAG